TATAAAATGATATACTATACATGTAATAAGAATTAAACAATTCGATCTTTGACAACTGAATACTACATAATCAACAAACTACAAAAAGGAGTGGTAAAAATGTTACCAAAAGAAAACATATATTTTACATCATTTAACCAAGTAATCATCAAAAATATTTATGGAAACGACACACGTTTAGAATTGCATTCAAGTGATGGTATAATTACAATAGCAAGCGATCAAATTTCTGAATCTTTACAATTAAAATCTTTATACAAATTCTTAAAATCTAATAAACCAAAAGGAGATAACTAAAATGACTTTCCAAGAAGAAAAACAACAGTACTTAACATACTTACATGAACTACTTCAAACATGTGAAATCGAAGTAACTGACAACTTCAACGAAGCGATCTTCATGATTGACGATATTATGGTTTCTGGTGACTTTTGTGATGGTATACGTGGTGTCGATCACAATGTTTTACTCAATGAAACTTTCAAAACACTAGAACAAATTTCTTACTATGGTATTGTTCTAGTACCAGAAACCGAAACATTCTTTTCAAATGAACTTTCAAAACATATTACTGAAATAAATGGTTATACGAGAACCTTTTAATTCTATGCTAGGGTAAGCAAATAACTTGCTTATCTTATGGATAAAATTAAGAAAGGAATGATTGATAATGGTAAAAATTGGTCAAGTTTATTTAAACCCTTTGTCAGGTGTAGAAAGAACAGTAATAAGCATTGATAGAAAAGAGGATACAATCGTTTTAAAATGGTATGATGAAAGATATGGCACATTATATACACGCTGGACTCCTAAACAACTCAAAGAACGTTGCATTTTAAAGGAGGAAACAAAATGACAATTTACGAAATAATCGAGATCGAAAATAACCGCTTATTTGATACAAAACTATTTAACAAACAAGATCGCTTAGAAAATTACTTATATTCACGCTTTGACGATGATCAAGCAGAATACCTATTATCATTAGGCAACATTTCTTTTGACAATATCCAAGTATTTTTATTTGAAAAGGAGGTGTCTTAAAATGAGTGTAAAACAATTAAAAGAAATCTTATCTCAATTACCTGACGAAACTAAAGTATTATTTTTTGATTTAGAACGAGGTTATTTAGAAAATTTAGCTATTGATGATGATGAAACATCAACTACTCAACTAACACATATTGCTTTTATTCTAACACAACAAGAAAGCGAGTGATAACCATGCAACCATTAGAAATATTATCAATCGTTCTAATAACTTTGATCTTCTTTACATTCCTTTATCTACTATTATCTGTTATAATATTACCAAAGGGCACTGATAACTCACAAACACCAACCAATGATTTCTGAACACCTTACGAAAAACAGCAAGCGATTGACCAATTCCGTAATAACTACGGCTGGCTTTCACCAGAAGCCCAACAAAAGATAATTAAGGGTAAATACGTTTCACCTGAAGCATTGCAACGTGACTTAGAATTTTACAATCAAGACGAGTATATAGGAAAATTCGAAAGGAGAAAATAATAATGTTCGATAGTGAGTATGAAGAATTTATATATACAACTTCACTTCTTTACCATTGGTTTAATAATCAAGATAAAATATTAGACCTATATAAAAATAATGATCAAAATGTTAAATTAGTAAAATTAATTAATGATGAATCAAAGAAATTAATGTTAAACTCTCATTTTAGCAACCATTTAAAATATAGACCTATGTTGTTATTTTCAGATCAAATAAACTTATTCTTAGATGTTGTTGTAAATAATTCTTATTTCTTTTTAAAACCTAACATAAAACTAGATAAATGTAGTATAATGAAAATAACCATGCTTAAAGAAATTCAATTTTATGGTATGCAACATTGGTATCCACCTCTTATGATAGAACCAACATTACCGAAGAATATGCAACAAATGAAACAATGGGTTACACGTTTAAACGATGTAAATAAATATTTAAAGGAGGTTCAAAAATGACTAAACCAGCAAAATATCTACTCACACTATCACAAATTGTAACAACAATTCTCATGTCTATTGCTTTATACATTATCTTAAAAGGAACGTCCACAACGAACCCAATTATCATTTTTAATGGACTATTCGCCTTACTTGGCTCGTGGGGAACTTGGTTACTTGGAATCTTTATTAATAGAGGGGTGAAATAAAATGGATAGATTAGAAACAATTGATCAAATTAAAGCAATAGAATATCGTATTAAAGAAACAAAACAAGCGACAAATTTTTTAGAAACAAAAATAGGTTCTAGCAAAGTCACAATAGAACGTAAACAAGAGAATAGTTATGGATCAACAAAAGAAACTATTTTTTCTAATAATATTTTTAATGGTTTAATATTAGAAGCTTTAGAAAAACAACTAGAATCAGATAAGCTAGATTTAAATTCACTTGTCATGAAAATTTATAGCGAGGTGTTTGAGTAATGAAAGAAATCTGGAAACTAACGATAAACCAGCAATCTAATATCACTGGTAAAATTGTACCATTTGAGCATTGTATCACAAACACTGGTAACAAAAGTGATCAAATGCAACTAGCAAGGGTTATTTCAACATTTGAGCCAAAACGTGGTTATACAATTGATTCTATTTCAATTATAAAGGAGATTGTTTTATTATGAACGAAAAGACAATTAGAGTATTAGAAAGAGTTTACAACGATCGTTTACAACATATTGACAACTTAGAAAAAGAATTGGACCGTAAAGACACTTATATTTTATCGCTGGAGGAAAAGTTAAAAGCAAAAGATATTGTCTACAAAGAAATGAAACAAAATTATACTAGAATGTTAAACGAACAACAAAAATCAGCAGAAAATTATTTTGATTTATTAAGCGAAAACCACGAACTACAAAAACAATTAAATAAATTAAAAGAAAGAGTGTACCAAGAACTAACACCTGAAAGAGAAAAAGTTTTATTAAAAGAAATCAAAAATATCCAACGATCAAACAACAAGAAAAATAAATTAATTGCTGGTTATAAATCATTACTAGAAAACAATTTCAAAGCTTATCTTGATAATTTAGAAATCGATACACTAAAGGAGAATGAATATGAAAACTAAAAAACTGCTCGCTTCACTACACTCACGATCGGAAAAAGGAAAGGTTCGTCAATTACAATTAATTGGTTACTTGTCACTTAGTTTAAATATTATTTTATTATTAATTTTGGTGGTGGTTCTATGAATTTAGCTGATTACATTAAAAAGATAAACGAATTACAAAATGAAATAGAAAATATTCATTTAGTTAACGAAAAGGCAAACAACATTTTAAATTGTATTGAATCATACGGAATAAATGAAACACACACTTTTGATTTTGTTTCAGCCGCTTCATACAGAATCTTTTATCTTGATACTGATTTATTAGTTAACGCATTAGAACAACAAAAAGAAAAGAATGAAGCACGTTTAAACGAAATCAAGGAAGAAATATCAAAATTACAAAAGGAGGATATTCAATTATGATTATTAAATACATTTTCTTAGGTGGTAGACGGCGTGAGATTTTAGTTGACCACACATTCAATCGGTATCAAGTGTTAGAATCGGAATCAGACAAACAGTTTTGTGACGAGGATTTTGTTATTCAAATGCGATTGTATGCTGACTATAAGAATTTAAAGAACAAATTGTTTACTAGCGCTAGACGGTATACAGAAGTTGGTGATTAAAATGAAATCAAAAGATTGGTTAACCATCACATTGGTAATATTTATTCTAGTGTTTTTTTTTTCACTAGCACTTTATTATCAATCCAAAGCGAATTATTTTAGACAAGAATTAGAATACCAACAAATGAAATATGAAATCTTAATTAAAGAACCAAGAGTCAAAAATATAATTGAAAGTGGTGGATAGTGTGAAGGTTAGTCAATTAGCCAATATTATTCATGATCATGAACTATTATATATTCTTGATCCTGATGATAAAACAACATGTATAGGGTATTTAAAATCTAAAAAATATTTGATAAACCATTATAATGATCGTGAAATAGATTATATATACGCTGAACACGATTACGATTCTGCTTCATTATGTATTGAATTAAAAAAAGAACCAAGGGTAAAAAATATAATTGAAAGTGGTGGTTAAAATGAAACTATTTATAATTATGTTGTTGCTGTCACTATTATCATTTTGGTTAGGCTTACGCGTCATGCTTTCAAATGTAGAAAAAACTTTATTAAATTTAATTAATAGTTATTTAGATGATGAAAAAACAAATGATGATAAATTAAAAAGATTAACTTTAGAAGCCCTTTACTATTGCATTTTTAAAAAACCACCAAGTTAAATGGTGGTTTCTTTTATTTTTAAATCTGCAACAAGTGTTGTTAATAACCTAACTTGTCTTTTTAGCATTTCAATAGAATAAATATTGTTAACCATATGTTTTCTTCCATCAACTGTAAAAGTTATTTCACTATCAATCGTAACAGGATCACTATTCCTAATTTCTAAAGCGTTGATCGTTTTATTCAATTCATCAATTAGCTTTGTGTATTCACACATTTTTTGATAACTTTCTGGCGATAACCCATCTATATTTTCCATTTGATACCCTCCTAATAAATACCTAGTCTAGCAAAGTTACCTAACATTTCACTTTTTATATGTTGTTCTTCAAAACGCAACTGATTCTTTTTAAATTTTTGCACTAATTTCAACGTGTGATAACTTTCATTGAACTTTCTAATAAGAATATCGTTTTCTTTCTTATCTTTTGGATCAAAGCAATAGCTTAATTTTGTTGTCGGGTCTGTTCTTTCTGATACATATAATAGTTGCAAATACTTGTCATTCCATAACCCATACGTTTTACCATTTATTTTAATTTGAAATTTAAATGTACTTTCTTTTGATCGCTTAGCAAGGAATGTTTTATCATCACCTGAAAATTCATTATTATTTGCCATTTTACCATAGTTTGTTAAATCAACAAAACGTCTAAATTCACTTCTATTCGGATCATTTGTTTCTTCTTCTATTTCATTAAAATCTTTGTGCTGAACATAGCATAATACATAATCATTTATTTCTTTTATAAAACTCTTTTGATACTTTGTTTTTGGATCAACATTTATTTGAAATTCTACAAAATAAGGGTTAACGATACTAATTGAGTTAGCTAGTAGATAGGTGTGAACATCGTGTCGGTCACGAAACACTGAATCACATATACTTAAAAAAGCACTAACTTCATCATCTAAGTAACCAACGCTCTCAACTTTTTCACGAATAAATTCGTCAAAGATAATTAAATTGTAATCTGGAAAAGGTGCTGATTTGTAATCTTGGTATCTGTTTAATAATAATGCTTGACCACATTCTTTACCATCAATGTAAAAAGTCCAACCCTTTACTTCTAATTTATGATCAGGATATAAAAACTTAATATCATCAAAAAATTGTCTAATTAATTTTAATTCTGGTTTACGCCTTCTTAGATAAATAAATTTTGTTCCGTTCTTCAAAAAGTCGTCAATCGCTTTTCTTTTAAGACGGAACGTTTTACCAAGGCCACGTTCCGTCACAATTAAATTATGCAATTTATTTTTTTGTAAGAACGGTTGAAAATTCAACCGTTTTTTAGCCATGTGTCTTTTTCCTTTCTTAGAATGGTAGTTTTCCTGTATTCAACGCTTGTTGCATTGCACGAACCATATCAGATTGCTTACTGATAATACCATCTTGTGTAGTACCAAAAGCTTTCTGTAAAGCAATAATTGTTTCTTTACCACAAAGCCCATCAATTTCACCAGTATAGAAACCAGCGCTTTTTAATTTACGTTGCATTTGTAGGATCAAATTAGAACCAATCAACGTATCATCAAATTGTGCTGAGTAAATATTTTGGTTGTAATTTTGTTTGTATTGGTGGCTGATAAAACCATCACGAATAGTAAGCCCAAAAAATTCTTGTAAGCGAGTAGTTGTTGATCCACCCCACATACCATCAAGAATCAATAGTTGTTGTTGTGGTTTTCCACTTGTGTTTGGCACATCAGTTGAAATGATTCTAAAATGACGAACGGTCAATCCTGAATAATCTCCCATCCAACCTACTGCATTTGTAATTGCTACGTTATTATTTTTGTAGCCATACGTACAATGAATGATTTTTCCATTTCCTAAATGAATACCAGTGTGACCAGCAGAACCATTAGAAGCACCTTGTGTGCCTGAAATAAAAATATCTCCACGCTTAACTTGTGAAAAAGTGATTTCTTTAAACAGTTTTCCATTTAAAGAAAAGAGTGTTTCAGTATTTCCGATAAATGAACCTTTAGCAAGAAAACCACCTTGCATTAATGATTTAAAAACAAAGCTTGAACAGTCCATACTTGTCTCGCTTAAACGGTTGGTCATAGAGTAGGTAACTTTACCCACTCTACCCATACCATAAGCAATCATTTTTTCAATGCTCATGATTAATCTTTCCTTTCTGTAAACTCTTGTCCATCACCGTATTTGTCAATAACTAGAGGTGTTTCTGCTGGTGTTTCTTTTGTCATAGCATAATCGCTATCACTGATACCAACTGTTGTTGGATCATTTACAACACCCAAGATAACCAAAAGTACAAATACTGCATTTACAATTACAATCAATTTGTTAACTGTTTCGTCAAAATTATATTCAAAACCGAATAGCGCCATAACTGCTTGGACAACTAAAGCAATCGCTGGAATAACTGCCAACCAAAATGATTTACTTTTAAATCTTACTTTCCAATTAATTTTCATAATTTTCCTCCTATGGTTTTTTCTTTCCACAACGTTCACATTTACCTTTTACCCATTTGTGAATACCCATCTTGCATAAAGCATTACCTACTGCACTCATGTTTTCCACCACCTATAAATTATTTAAGAAAACCGCTACGTAAAAACTTAGAATACCACCAACAATTGAAGTAATAAAACACCCAATAATTGCTTGAGCAATGATTTTGCGGTAATAGCGTTTTCTTTCTTTTTGAGCTTCTAATTCTTTTTCAGCTTTGATTGCTCGTTGTTCAATTTTTTGCGTTTCTAATGATTGGAATTTACGATCATGTTCCAAAACTTTTGTCAAGACTTTTTCCATTCCAGCTGAAACTGCTTTTTCTATTGCATAAGGAAGTTTAGACGTTTCTTGTTTTAAAGCGGTAATTTCTTTTGAATGACGATTTAATCTTTCTTCATGCTCTAAAATTTCCCTAGTATTATTTTTAAGATTATTTGTTACTTGCGCCCATTCACCGTTGGTTATTTCCACTGGTTTGTTCATTCATGCTACCACCTTCCCTCTTTTCAATAATTATACCACCCATTCAAAGCGTTTACCATTAGAAGTGTAATGAGATTGCTTTTACCTGTTGGTGGCTCTGGTGGTGTGCTTCCACCATCATCCCAATTTAAAATACAGACAAAGGGCATATTTGTTGAAGTTTGGTTGATGATATTTATTTGTTCTTTTGTTATGTTGTTACAACTTGAGAAAACATTGTACATATGGTCTGGATTCGGTAAACTTCCTCTACCAGCCGAGTTTGTAGCCCATGGTGCTGTATACTCACCTTTACTACACTCGATATGCGTGTGATCTCCTGTTACATTTCCACTTGTACCAGTGTGTGCATACACTTGACCTTTTTTCTTTTTATCACCAACGGAATTAGAACCTGTATCATCACTATGACCTGTATTAAAAGTAACATAAGAAACGGAACCATCAGCGCATTTTACAGGTCTATCGGATTGCCAAACTGTAAAAGCATTTTGCAAATCAACGTATTTACAAGTCATATCAAATGGTGCATATAATGGTACTTTTGTTTGAGGATAGGCAAAGTCAACGGAAAGGCTACCTAAGTGAGAAAAATCTCCGCCCTCTGCTTGTGTAATATACACTGTTCCCCAACATGGTAAAACTGCTAGTTGTGTACCATCACCACCACCGCCACCGCCACTACCATCAAGTTTAGAATCAAATTCTCTAGCGTAATCTTTTCTGCGCTCTTTGTGGTTAATGCTTGGATCATAAGAAGGTCTTTCCCAGTGTGCCATATAATTCATTGTTGCTGAAATCATATCACTTTCTTTTTTAAATTGAGAAAGTGTTTGGGGTGATACAACTAAACTGTCATAACCAGTATACGCAACGTTTGACCATTGACCTGTTTCGTCACCACGTAAAAGAATATCACATTGTACATCAAACGTTAAACTTTCAGCATAAGTATACCCTAACATTTGTGCTTGAGCAGTAAGATTTGATTGTGGTGTCCATTGTCCTAAACCAAAACCAGCGCCACCCACTTCACTTGCACCTTCGTTAAACGAACTTTCAGCCATTACGTTAGCACAAACACCGATTGCAGAAGCGTGGGAATAACCCAACGCTACTGCAAAATCGTATAACCTTTGTGCTTTTGGTATTATACTATCTGGAATCATATTTTTTCACCTTACCCACGATAGATTGAAGCAAGCATATTCATATCACCACGTCCACCTAAAATGAAACGATCTTTATAGATAGTGATTGCTTCTGGTTCGATATGTTGTTTTACGTAATTCGCATCACGAACATCAACTTCTAAAATATCTTTTACCAAGTAGTTACCAGTTGTATCATCTAATGAAATAACGTTGCAATTCAACGTTGCGTAACCAGTTTGCACATATAGATAACCATCAAAAGTCATATCTTGTGGTTGACCTAGTGAAACACCAGTGTAAGTCTTTAAAATTTTTGCTGTTCCGTTATATTCATCGTTTGCTTTTCCTGTTTTAAAGGTTCCCCAAGAAGTCATATCACTTTTATCTTCTGTTTTGTCTGACAAATCGTTTGTACCAGTACCAAGAAGAATTTTATAGATACCATTATAGCCAGCATAGTAAACGATATTGAATGCTTCCCCGAAACAAGCAGAACCATCACCCTCTAGTTGTTTTGTTCCTTCTTTAAATACAATTTGTGTATTATTCGGAGAGGTGAAAAATAGACTAGGTGTATCTTTGGTAACACCTTTTGTGATATTAATTTCTGGCGGTGTCATTTGCCCATTAAATACTAACAAGTAACCATCGATATAATCAGCACCATTACAGTGTGCCATGGTATGCTTGATTGTACCAATATCTGTCAAATCATTTGCATTTAATTTCCACACACTTCTTTCGGTTTCGTGACCAGCACCAGCATCTTCAAACAACCATACTTGGTCACCAACTGTACAACCAGCTTGAGAAACGTATAAATCACGTTTGTTAATTGGTCTTTTGTATTGAGTTAATGGTCTAACATCATTCAAGTTTTGCGTGTTGATTCTTAAACCTGTATTCCATTTGATTAAACCATTATGAACAGAAAGTAAAACAATTTGTTGTTGTCTGTTTAAACTGTTTGAATCAATAATTTCAAACAATTTTGTAACATCATTAAACACCAATGAATAGTTGTGTCTAATTGTAATTGAATTGTCTGTTTGATCAAAGAAATCGTATGACTTTAATTCTATTACATGGTTTCCACTATATGTTTTCATATAGAAGTAAAATTGTTTTGCTGGATCACTGAAAATTAATTTAACACCATTAGCAGTTGCGCTTGTTGCTGTAATTTCACCCGATGGGTAAGCGATAACGCCGTCGTATTCGTGTAATCCTTTAACTGATAAAATAGTATACTTGACTAAACCTTGGTGAACTGAAAGCAACGGTGTTTGATAATCAAATTTTATTTGATCGGAATTGATAACTTTTGCTGTATTATCTTTCATATCAGCGACTAATGAAAAGTTATGGTCAACTGTAACTTCTAAACTTGGTAAAGTGATAGATTTATTACCATTTCTGGTCTTGATATAAATTGGTTGGAGTGGTGTTGAGAAAGTTAATTTAACACTTGTACCCACACGTTCGCTACCAATATTACCCCCATAATAAGCAGGGTAGTTGTAATACATATCTTGAGCTTTCACACCGTTTATTGTGTGATCACTCGGACAACTAACATATCCTGATGCTGTATTCAAGTGGGCTATAATAATCATACCCTCTTTGAATTTGCTAACATCAGCAGCCATTAGTAAAACAAAATCTGAAATACTTGTATCATAAACTAAAGTAATTGAAGAAGTACCAGAAATAAAAGGTAATTCTGTTGTGGTTGCTTTTTCAAATTTATCTTTTCTGTTAATAATGTTTGCTGTTGCTGGAATAGTAATTTTTCTGTTAACGAAATCAAAGTCCATTCTTGCACCGTTAAAAATTGTGACAAGGCCCATTTCACCTAACCTTGTTCTTTTTGGTGTAGTAATTGCTTCGTTAACAACACTACTTGTATTAACACTACCATCACTAACAACTGGAACACTACCACCAGTCATTGCTGTTTTAACTTCTGTACTTAGCATTCGCATGGTAACCTGTTCATTACCATTTTTATCAACTTTGTTTGCTAAAGTTGAGTTAATATTGTTAATTGAATTGTTGTTGGTAGTTAAATTTGTTTGAATTGCTTTATTTTCTTCGTCTAATCGTTTATCTAAAGTAGCGTATTTTGTATTCGTATTTTTATTTGTTCTGCTATCATAAACTTCTTTGTATTCTGTATCTAAACGTTGTCCAAGAGTTTCATATCTAACTTTTGTAACTTTATCTTGTCTTGCGTCATAGACTTCTTCATTTGCTGTTTCTCTTATTAATTCACTTAGAATACCATCTTCTAACCACTTTAAGAGAATATCATCAAGAGTTGTATAAAGTTTTTCGTCAAAGCGTTCTTTAAAATTATCAAGATATTCAATCCATTCGTCGTATTCTTTTAAAAGAACTTTAAACCATTCTACCAAGCTGTTCATTTTTTGTGTTGATGATAATGAAGTATCATAGTTTAACTCAGAAAAACGATCGTGGTTAGCATTGATAAATTCTCTTAATTGTCTGTAATCATATTTATTTCCCATCACTTTACCCTCTTTCTTTATACCCATATTTGCAAGAAACATTTGTCACAATCTTCAAGAATTTCATCAAATACATTTTGTAAAGATTTAACATAATCTTGATACACTCTACCTTGTGTTAGATTTCGATAATCATAACCAATAGTTGAATCATCATATTTTTCAGTTTCAGCACCAGTTGTATCAGAATTTAAATTATCTTTTGAATTATAAGAAGCTGTCCCTGTTTGATTACCAGTTGATTGTTCTTTACCTGTTAAATCTTGTTTGTTTGTAACTTTATGTTCTTGAATTTGACTAGCTTTATTTATTACACCGCTACCATCACTTGCATTAGAAGTTAGGTTCAAACGCTCGTCTGGTGTGTTTTCAATAATATCTCGATTGAAATTATTGTCGTTTGTATTTCTAGTAACATCATTTGTTCTTGAATCATCACTTTTATTTTGGCTTGAGCCGATACCAGTTGCTTCGTTCGTTGTGTTGATATTACTATTTCTTGAACGATCATATTCTTTTTTTAGACTAACATTATCTTTGATAAATGATAAGAAAGATAATGAAAATTTTTGGCTATAATAATCTGACCTCGAATTCAAAATAGATTTCAATTTCATTTTGAATTTTCTTTCTGTTTCAAAACCGATTTCTCTATCAAAGAATCTATTAAGAAAAATTAAAGCTAGTCTATCAACTGTTGCTTGTGTTAATACTGGATCATTATTAATTTTTAAATCGAGGTTTAAAGAATCAAAGTAAAGCATTGAAGCTAATTCAAGACTTTTTTCTTCATCTAAATCTGGTTGAGTTTCAAAAACTTTTTGTTCAAACGGTATCAGTAAATCACTGTAACTTAATGTTTGAATATTAAAATTCATTTGATTCACCACCATTTTCATATTGATCGCCATATTCATTCGTAACAATAAATTTTCTTGGTGCAACTTTAACATTAAAACCATCAAAATATTCGTTCATTCGTTCAGCACCTTGTTCTCTAAACATTAACAAATTATTTCTTGTTGCAAGGTATTGCTCGTTGTTTGAATTAGAATCGGCTTGGTTAACACGTTCTTTTTTGAAAACACTTAGACTATTTAACCCCATAAAATTCATCGCTTCATTCCATTCGTTTCTGAAATGTTCTTGAAGCTTGTCAATAATATATGGTGCACCTAAATTCAAAACTTTCATATCTTTTAAGATACCACCTGACCCATCTTTAGTATCTTTTTTTGTAAACATAACTGGTGTATTTTGTTCTAATTGGTCAAATGCTTTTTGAAGTGAGAGTAAATTATAATCACTTGCTTCGATAGCGATAGGGTGTTTATGAGCATTTAAATTTAATTCAATAACTTGTTTCACGTTAGCAAGTCTTGTTGCATATTCTCTTAAACCAGTAGTTAATGGTCTAAAACTCAAGTTATTTCTTATTAACACACCACAATTTGGAATATCTTTTGCTTCAACATAAAGTGGAAAAGTTGCATTTCTATATTTTGGATTGGCTGATTGGAATTTAATTGGTTCATTGTATAAGTTTATATCAGTATAGGTACCATTAAGTATAACATATTTTTTCATAAAATCATCATAATATAAAGCAGTTACACCACGATATATTAAGTTTTTTTCTAATTCATAGAATGGTACTTCTTTTGGTAGATTTTCCCACTCGAAAAGTTGTAAAGCAATATCACATAACCAGTTGTAATAGTGGTTAAAATAATAGTTACCTTGTTTCATACTTAAATTACCAACTGATTCACCTTCTGTTGCTTCAATAAAATTTTCGTAAACTGTTTCTGGTGCTCTTCGTTTTGTTTGTTTATTTCTTTTTCTTTTTGACTTAGACAAGTTTTCCACCACCTTTAAATTGTAATATCATTTGTATGGTGTAGGAAAACACCATTATTAAAAATACGCTTGAATACATCTAGTATACTTTGATTTAAATTACCAGTGACAACACAATCGATTGTTTTTACGTAATTATAATTCGACCTTGAATTAAAATTAATACCAGTATAACGGTTAACTTTATAACCAAAAGTATTAAAGTAATTTGTTAGCCTTGCACCATCATCACTATTAACAGTTTTCCATGTTGCACGTAACGGATAAGCAAAGTTTCCGAATTCAAAAAATGAGTTACCACCCATACTTTTTGTGTTAGGCGGAACAGCTAACAAGTCAGAAAGCATTGCTTGTTGATTGTTGACTAGGTTTTCAAAATTATTCTTACCTATATCACCAGCATTTAACATTTGTGTTGCACCTTGTAGCATTGAACTAGCAGTACTTGTCATTGCTTGAGTTGCGCTGTTTAAAGCTGAAAAAGGGTTGCCACTAAGTAAACCACCAGCGGTGCTACCTAGTCCGTTAATTCCTGTTGTTGCAACATTCGTATCTGCTGTTCGTTCTGCAACCTTTAATGAAGTTTGCCAATCATTAGCACTTGCACGTCTTGAAGCCATTAAACTATTTGCGTTACCTTGCACATATGCTGCATATTGTTCAACAATAATTGGTAGTAATTGTGGTGTATCATCTATTAAAATACAATTTAGTTTTTGATCGCTACCAGAAACACCATTTAAAGCATAATTTTCAACTGAAAAAGCAACTTTATTAGATATACCAAGCGATCCGTACATTCTAATATTGATTGAATTACCATCTATAAATTGTGGTTTTAATTCTAATTGTTGACCATTTACTGTTGAAATCACAACTTTGTTGTAAGGGTATTGACCAAGTTTTGGGTTAAAACCACTAGGTAAACCAGCTTTCGATAATGAAAATGTTGTTGTATCGTATTCTTTCACGTTTTCAATATGGAACATTCCACGCATAGCATTAGCTGGGTTGTTTGATGTAGCAAAAAATTTAACTTTGTTTGTATCAGGGTAAGTAATATTATTACCATTAACAATAAAATTTAACCCACAATACTTAGTGATATACGCTGAAACAATTTTGTTTGCCCACGTATCTTGCATTGTAGAAAATAATTCAAACCAGTTATAAAAAGCAGTGCCAGTGTCAGTATAAACCATGCTTGAATCATTTGCATTACCACCAATCTTTATTGGTACAACATAGTGATACAAAGCAGAAGGTGCTCCAGCATATGAAGTGACATTCCAACCACCACCAGTTGAACCTAGTAAATTTTCGTTAGCAACAATTACGATAAAAACATAGTCTTTGTAAGGAAAAGTTTCTGATATATTATAGGTGATTAATTCTTGACCTAAAGCTAGGTTATCTTCTATTAAAGTTACATTACCATGTTGGCGTTCAATATAACTATTTTTAAACGAAACATCAAATAAAAACGTTTGATAAAAGTCTATCTCAACAAATATTCTGCAACGATCATCTGCTTCGTAAGTGATTCCTTTTACAAAACAATAATATGTTTTATTGTCTAGGTTACCATTAGTAAATTTTAAATACGAAACTTTGTTGGCTTGTGCTGGTGTTAGTCTTAATAACATTGAAAATTGATTAGCTGTTCTAACAACTTTAGCACTTTCAAAAGATTTTATAACCGTTCGACTATTGAAGTATGAATCTTGTTCTGACTTTGAAGAAAAATAGCGAACGTGTTTATAGTCACTTTGCCATGGAACGCCACTAAGTAAGTCAATACTTGTCAATGTATCTGGAAACATTTAATCACCATCTTTTTTTGTCGTTTTTGCTTTCTTTGTTTTTGATTGTTCTTTGATATATTCTTTTAATTCTTTTTTGACTTTTTCGTCACCATCAATAATCATTTGTTTAATTTCTTCTAATGCTTGTAACGTTTCAACATTCATTCTGCTTCCTCCTTTAATGAAAAATAGGGTAGCACGATTGCCACCCTATTCAATTCGTATTATTTTATTGACCAATCGTTTTAACTGGATAAATTCGCATTGTACCTTCAACATTATCTGGTGATTCGGTTGTACCGTTGTTGTAGATTACTTTGAGTGTTAATACAGGTAGTGTTTCATCTGGTGCTACTGTAACAACACCTTTTGTAGAAACAGTTGTGCCAGCTTTTTTACCTTCACCAATTAATTCATAAGTTGTTTTTGAATCATCAACTTTATAACCATCATAAGCACGAATAATAGGGATTGCTTGGTAAGAACCTCCACCACGAACGTCAACTTCCATTGCTTGGAAACCAATACGATAAACACCAGTGTGTGAACCAGTTACAAAAGCAACTGCGTTTTCCAATTGAGAAACAGAAAAAGTATTCCAAACATGATAGAAATATTTCATGGTTAAGTTAGCACCATTGTAGTTGTTAGCCATTTGTTTGAGGTTATCGAAAATCATAAACCATTTACGATCAACTAATGCGCCTAAGAAATCAGGGTCCGAAAAATCAGAAATAACAAATTTGTGTGCCAAAAATTGTTGTTTATCCATGTTAAAAGCAGAAGCCAAAACGTTAACATCAATTGCTGATTCTAATTCTGGTGTTAAGAAGAAATACAAATCATCAATTTCTGATCGTCGTTGAACGGATAATGCGTTAAAACCACGAGAACCAACACCTAAAGTTAAGCGTGTAACTGTTGCACGAACAGTTTCAACTAAATCTTCCAATCGTGCTTTGCGTTCCGAACGATCAATTCCTGTTTCTTTGAAGTTAGGAACAGTTACTTGAGTAAACAATTTTTTGTCTTGGTAGTTATCAAACAAAGCAAGTGTGTATTGGTATTCATCAGCTTCGTTTGAAGAGATTAACTGGTTCAATACACGCATAACGAATGACTCCAATTCACCGTAAGAACGGAATGCTGTACGCAAATCTTCGTTACTAATTGAAACTTCATATTTTTCTTGTCGGTTACGTGTATGATAGATAACTTTAATATCGGGTTTTTTAACAGTGAATGCTTCATCTTCACCACGGTATAAGTCAAATGGTGTTGCTTGTAAGCGATCGACAAAAATTTCTTCCACGTGACGACCTGTTGTGATTGTACCAGATTTAAAAGCTTTCAAATCATTATCAAGTTGTGAATCTTTTAAAACGATTAATGCTACATGTTCAATTAATGCTTTTACAAAATCATTTGTTGTTGATGGATACATTAAAATACCAGCACCAACTGCTTGGATATTTTCTAGTGTTGCTTTTGGTACATTGCGTTGATATAAATGGTCACTTGTGTTGTGAATTGTGTTCAACAATTCAGCCATATTAGAAACACCTAAAGCGTCATAAAAATCATACGTTGTAATTGATCGAGCCATATTAATTCCTCCTATTTACGTCCTAAGTCCATAAGTGTTTTTTGTGTATCAATTTTACTTGTTGGGTCTTGACCACCTAACGAATCAACTTGTGTTACTTGTGAATACAGTTGACCGATTCGTTGGTTAGCTAATTCTAATTCTTTTTGTGTTTGTTCATTCTTTTCACGCAATTCGTTTCTTTCCCGAATAATACGGTCTGTTGCATTAGTAATATTAACCATTTCTAAAGCTAATGCACCACGATCACTATCAGAGATATTAACTACATTACGCAATGTTTCCTGTAATTCAGTTGACGACAAGTTGCGAGTTTCGACTTTTGTTGTTGAAGCCTGACCTTCACTACCACCTTGATCTTCACCATCAGAAAAATATTGTAGGTTCATTTTTAATAATTTTTTACTTTCCATCTTCTGTATTCTCCTTTCCCTTACATTATAAGGGTTTTTTGTTGTTTTGTCACGCTGTTATAGTGGATATGTGTCGTTTTCTTCGTCGATAAACAAAACATAGCAGTCAACACATAAATATTCAGCTATTTTTTCAATAAGTGGTGCTTTTGGTAAGGAACCTTGTTTTCTTGAGTTTGAAACATAACTACGTTTATTTAAAAACCCTTCTAACATTGGGGGTGTTTCCCCTCGATCTTCTAATTCATTCAATACATTTTGCCAAAAAATTTCAGCGATTGATTTCTTTTTTGTTTTTACTTCATTTTCCATTATTTCACCCTCAATTTGAAGTTGCTAGAGAAAATCAAAGCTTCTTGTTCATACAAGTCTTGATAAATACCCATGATATAATCGATGTGTTTTCCTTCTATATTAATTTCTTTTTCTTCTAGCATTCCGTTTTCGTTTTTTACTGCATAAACAATATCACCATAATAGTTACCATCAATTTTAATATTTGTATTCTTAGTACCCAAAGAAACCACCTTCCTTGATTGTAAATGTTTGCCCAACTAAAACAACACCACCTTTAACTTGTTTAGGAACGAGTTTCTTGTCGTCTGATTCATAGCGAACAAAACGATAAGTGTGCTTTTTGATAGGGTTATTTTGTTTTATTTTTCCTTTGTAAGGGTATCGTTTTAATGGTGCTTTGATTTCAGCACCAACGTGGAAATTATCGACTGTTACATACTTTTTAACATTTTCAGGCATACCAGCACATTTTACATTTAAATGGAGAAATTCGTGTTCTTCTTTTGAACATTCGTCGATAATTGGTTCACCAAAACGATCATGCAAGATTTGTCCTGTTTGCTTATCTCGCTTGTATCGTGCATAGGTGTTTTCAATGTAAGTTTTTTGACGAATAAATTTAGCCATTGCAAAAGTACTTTCTAGTTTCCAGTAACCTAACTTTTTAGGGTGGATCATATCTTCAATCTCGTGTGGTATATCTGTACCGATTAAATGGATAGAATCAGTATCACAATAAGCGAAGCGGTGATATACTTTTTGAGCTGTACGGACAATTAATTCTCTACCATATGAAGTAGTGAAGATTGCAACTGGAATATAAACAGATTCACCGTATTCTTTTAACTCTTCAACTTCACGTGTTTTCTTTCTTCCTGTTTCAGTGATATATTCCACTCGATCAGCACTTCTGAAACCATTTGAACCATCTTCCTTTAGATACATGATTTTTCCTGTAACATCAGGATCAGCACCAAACTTACCGTAAACAGAATTTAACTTCAATTTTGCTAATGCACGTAATGCACCATCTGAGTTTGCTTTTTGATACATATATTTGTCAATATATTTATTAAATGCACCAGTGATTGATTTGAACATGAAACCATCTATATATTTTAAATTGAAAACTTCATAATGGTCAAAAAACAATTCTAAATCAACATTAGTTAAATATAATTCAACTTTATCACAATCTTTACTTGATTCTAAAAATTCATTAGCTCTAAAACGAGAATCGTGTTTTACTTGAATAGTGGGAATGTGATCTTCTTTTATTTTAAATTGACACTGTAAATGTTGTACGAACAAAGGGTAACGCTTATTCTTTTTGTATTGTCCTTCAAAGAAAACTGGTAAACCACATGGCATTGGTTTTTCTCTCATTGCCCATGGATATTGACTGTTTACGTCAAAGACAATACCTTCACCAACTTCTTTATTTTTAAAAAGTTTGTTTACATAAGTTTGCCCACCACGATAAGCAGGTTTTAAATTGTAATACATTTCATTGGAAAGCATTGGGAATAAGTTTTCAAACTTTGACTTTCCAATGGTCATTTTTAAATCTTTTAAGCTATCGCTGGAAACAGTATTTCCTGTCATACCTTCTTCATACTGTATCTTTACTGCTTCTGCAACAATTTTAATATCATTGTCAATATATTTCTTTTCTTCTTCTGTTAACTGGTGATTTTTTGACCGATAAGCTTTATAGTCTAAATCACCTTTCATCATATCTAAATCAAACGCAACCGCAATATCTTTTACTCTAAAGGGTATCTTCTTTAAACTATCAACAAACTTGATTCTAACACCATTAGAAAATTTAACGAAACCCGAATACCACACACCAGTTTTTGAAACAGTAAACTGGAAATAATTATTCTTAAACTGATCGGCTTTTGACCTAGCCCACTTAAAACCTAAATGAAGAAGTTTGTTAGCGATAAATTGTCCGTCAAATTTTAAGTTATGAAAGAATACAGTAGAATTATTCGGCAAACCTTGGATATGGTCTAAAAATGTTTCGATATTATTTCCATAATTCAAGAAATCTGAATTGTAAACATCAGCCATTGCCCATGCCCACACACGACAATCATTCAAGAATGTTGTAGTTTCAAAGTCAGACACGAATAAATTCTTTTTTGCCATTTAATCACTTCATTCTATTATATCATCGTAACTATCTAAATTTGAAAGTATTTCTCGTAAATCATCTAACACCTCGTAATCGTCAAATGAGGAAGCTTCTTCATCACTAGGTACATACATAAAGTCGATCTCGTCAAAGCGTTCATACATTAAGTAGAATTCGTTCGGGTTCATTAACTTTAGTTTTTCAACTACATCATCAGCATTAGAGTTGAAACGTTCTTCTAAAGATTGGATAAAATTTTCTCTCATTTGTGAAAGTTTTCGGTCATACCACTTGGGATCAAGTCGTGCTTGTCGAACCTTGATTGCTTGCTCAACATCTTCTTGTCTACGAGCATTACGAACATCATATGATGGTAAGAAACGTGAAAAAGCAGTATTAGGTCTGCGCATTCGATTTTGCTCGAATACAGTTGTAATTTGTTGACCTTGTGAGAATACACCAGTTGCACGTTGACGATCTTCTTCTTTTCTTCGAGCGATTGAAAGTTGTGTTTCCACACGATTTAATTCATTGAGTGTTGCTTTTGTTAAGTATAATTGATCGTTAACTTTGACAAGTTTTGTTTGTGAATTTGTTGGACGATTGTATTCTGAAAGATTTCTTGTGATTGATTTAATTTGATTTGTGGAAAGTTTTTTTAATTGGTTTAGGTTTGTGTTAGAATAGTCAAAGTTAAGTGAAACACCTTTTTGTTTTGCTCGATAAATTTTTGATTTTGCACGCTTCCACTGACTTCGCAAATCAGTGATTGCTTTCTGTCTTGCTGGTGTCATTTTGCGAGCCATGTTATCACCTAACTTTCTTTGAGAATGTTTTTAATTCTATAAAATGTTTGTTCAGGACTATATAAATCGTCTTGATCAAAACCTTGTAAATCAATTTCTTTTTCTATTTTTCTTATTAATTGTTGTGCTTTTTCTTTTTTGATACCTTCGGATAAAAATTTATTATAGTATTCATCAACTTTAAGTTTTAGTTTTTCGTTTTCTTGTTTCATGCTTTTAATAACATCGTTTTCACCATTTAAAGTGTTTTCTGATATTTTACGTATTTTATTTAATAAACTTCTCACCTCGAAATAAGGTAGTTGCACACCCCAAGTTGAAACACATATTTCATGTATTTCATTTAAAATATTTTTTAATTTTTCGTTTTCTTGTTTTTGTTCTGAAAGAAGATTACCTTTTAAAATTAATTTTCCTTCTATGTTTTCGATAGATTCTTTTAATTGTTCATTTTCTTTTCTTAGTTGTTTATTAAATAATGAACCAAGTTTACCATCATTATCAATTATAATGTGACAAGAAAGATTTTTTAATTGTTTATTTTCTTCTGAAATTTTATTGTATCTCATTTTTACTTCTTCATTATCTTGCTTTAATGCTTCATTTTCTAGTTTTAGTTTTTCGTTTTCTTGTTTTAACAAATCAAT